GGTACCAGTGTGCGGACCAGATAATACTTTTTATGTTAATACCAATAGTTCCCCTGGCACGATTTTTAAACGGCTAGGGTGTAGGACTAAAGGGGCTGCTTTGGAGCACCCCCTGGCTCAATCTCTCTTTGTTTTTTGCTCACATATTCCTACCACAGATGTAGTTGGTAAAGTGGAGGCGCTCGAATTGGATGAAATTCTGAATCAGAATAAGATTAGGACTTTCTTTGTCCATAGTTTATGCATAATTATGAAGGCAAAGTGGTTGTTTGATAATCAGAATGATTCCATTAAGCGTTCATCTGCTGATCCAAATTTCTTTGTGAAGTATGGGTTTGTGAAGCAATATGGAGGGTTTACTGAGCTTGGTGAAATACTTGAAGGTTTCGAGTATGTTGACACGGACGATTGTCGTGGTTACGATAGACATATTTGGCTGTTGGCAGTTTATTGGTTGCGTTTGAGACATTTGGTCGGATGGCAACGTTATTTGTTGATGGTGGTCTATGTTGTCTACTATACATGTTATGCGTGGTTGTGGTGCCCAGATGGTGGTGTTCAGTCCGAGAGACCGGCAACATTTCTGGAGGTAATAATACCACACCCGATAACTGTTTGTTTCATTTATTGGTATATTTTAGACTCATTTATAAAGTTTGGTACTTTGCCAGAGGCAGGTATCCGACCTATGAAGAGATCTTTAAATATCATTATGTAGCAATTTATTCTGATGACACAATCGGGGGTCACAACTTGACCAAAATAGGTCTAACAGTGGATGATTTTAGAAGAATTAAGAAAGAGACTTATTTGGAGTTTGGACTAGAATTGAAGGAAAAACAACATTCCCATAGGTTTGGTTTTGGCCGGTTAAATTCGGAAATCAAATTTTTAGGGAGTGGTTTTCATTATCTAGAATTTATAGGTCGATATGTTCCCTATCCAAACGTTCATAAGATTTGTTCCACTTTGAAATATATTATAGATGAGAAGACATATGCAGATGTGTACTCAAAGGCTGTTGCCTTGACCGCTTTGGCGGCACCTGTGCCTAGGTTGTTTGAGGAGTGTAAGCGTTTCCTTGAATTTTTAACTTACAATTACAACCCCTCAGATAATGGAGTCCCCGGTGATTGGATACAGCTGGCTAAATCGCCAGGACATTGTGCCAATTACTGGATAATGTGGATGCTAGGTTATCAAACTTGTTTTATTGGATGGCAGGAGGCAAAACAAATGTCGAAGAAGGGCGCCAAAACAGTGGTTATTGTGCAAAAAGGGAATAAGGGTCCCGCACAGCCTAAGGGAAAGAGATCTGGACAGCTTGCTGTTGTCAGAATGCCCCGTAAGCCTCGGTTGCGAGGGTACGGAGACTACGATGTAGTGTTACCCCCCCCTATTACCTCCCCTGTTCAGGAAAAGCAGAAGGAGAAGAGATGGTATGAGATGCATATTGGTGATGCAATGGGTGATTTCGCTAACACCCTTAGCAAAATGGCTTTTGGTTCCGTGAATGGACTGGGAGACTACAATGTTGAGACAAACTCTCTTGTTGCTAATTTGACGAAAGGCATAAAAGGGAATGAGATCCCGATTATGCAAAATAGTAAGCATTGCAATATCATAAGGCATAGGGAATATATCGGAGATATTTTAGGAACTTCAGATTTGTTCAGCTTTACCAAATATCCTATTAACCCCGGTTTGTTTACGACTTTTCCGTGGGGACAGACTGTCTGTAATTCTTACCAAAGATACAGATGGAGAGGATTGGTATTTGAATATATACCGGAGAGTGCTGATTATGCGGCTAATACCGCAATGGGATATGTAGGGATGGCAACCCTCTATAATCCTTATCTTCCGGATTTCCCAGATAAAACTACCTTTATGAATTCCGAATTTGCTAATTCGAGGAAGCCTTCTAAGGCTTTCATGCACCCTATTGAGTGTAATCCATATGATCACGGCAGCTGAACTGTTCGTGAG